CTTCTCCAGAAGTTAATGAAAGATTAAAAAAATCTATGAATAAAGCACAAACTGATAACTTAAGACGAGAAATGAAAAAAGGTGGTTCAGCATTAAAACCTGTAGACAAAGAAAAAAATCCAGGTCTAGCAAAATTACCAACACAAGTTAGAAATAAAATGGGCTACATGAAAAAAGGTGGCAGAGTTAAAAAATTTGGTGGTGGTAAAAAATAATGGCTGGCAAAGGTTTATACGCAAACATTGCAGCTAAAAAAGCTAGAATCAAAGCTGGTT